AGTATCCTCACTTGGATATCTGGGTAAATGACTTGTATAAACCTCTATATAACTTCTGGAGGGTCCTACAGGACTCTGGTGCTGAACTCGCTGAGAGAATTGGTGAACTGAAGTCACAGCACCCTGAACCTGGATCTGCTAAAGATCTATTTTTGAAGTCAAAGGAGACTGTAAATGACTATACTGAATCGGATTTATCTCGCGCAGTTGCTTTTTATATCGTTAATAAGTGTAGTTTTAGTGGTCTCACTGAATCATCATCCTTCAGCAAACAAGCAAGTGTCTCCAACTTCTCAATGCGAGGCATCGAAAAACTTACAGGGTATTCCCAATTAATCAAAGATTGGAAAATCACTAATCTCAGTTATGAACAACTCCTTACTGATAACAAAGAGTGCTTCACCTACCTTGATCCCCCCTACGACATACGAGATAATCTATATGGAAGGAAGGGGAGTATGCATAACGGATTCAACCACGACGATTTTGCTGCCGATTGTGATCGGTCTATTGGTCCTCAACTCATATCTTATAATTCGTCTCAACTGGTCAAAGAACGGTTCCAAGGGTGGGAAGTAGGTGAGTTTGACCTTACATACACAATGAGATCTGTAGGCGAATACATGCGCGAGCAAAAAGAACGAAAGGAACTTTTACTGTTTAATTATGACAAACCCCAATCAGTTATATGAGGATATGGGAAAACTCAATGCACTCTATGAAGAGTTGCTTTGGGACCATGAAGATGTTCTTGAGTTCGTAGCAGATTACGAGAACGACCAGATTATTATCAGGAACAAGACTAAGAACGGATGAAAAGACTGGGACGTATTTGGAAATATAGTTTAGGGAGTTTCTCTGATGACAAAACTCACAGGTATGATAACTACGTGGTTATGGTACGGAGTGCTATATTTCTTTCTTATCTCGTTACTAATTGTTTTATTATTGCAGGAGTGATCCGACATTGGAACTAAAAGATTGGTTGAATTCCATCAACATTAACAAGAGAGATCTTCGCCTTGAAGATCCAGACGCAAAATATCCAGCATACATTGTAAATCGCTGTATGTCCGGTCAACTGGACACAGTTTTGTATGCGAATGAAATGAATCTAAATTCACATTTAGATCCCAACCTCCAGTATTCGTTCATGCTAAATAGTGTGAGGAAACGGAAAAGATTCTCTCCGTGGCTCCGAAAGGACGAGATCAGAGATTTAGATTATGTCAAACGTTATTATGGATATAATAACGAGAAAGCAAAACAGGCTCTGAGCATTCTTACCAAAGAACAATTATTATTCATTAAATCTAAATTTGAGACTGGAGGAAAAAGATGATTCAAGAACCTGAAGTTCGCTGGTCAGCGGACCAAATGATTGAAGTTACGTTGAATGAACCAGATGACTTTCTAAAGGTTCGTGAAACTCTGACACGTATCGGGGTTGCATCCCGTAAAGAGAAAAAGATTTATCAGTCCTGCCATATTCTGCATAAGCAGGGACGATATTACATTGTCCACTTTAAGGAACTGTTTGCCCTGGACGGCAAGCATGCTAACCTGACGGTGAATGATGTCCAGAGACGCAACAGAATTATCCAACTGCTTTGTGACTGGGGTCTGGTGAGTGTTATTTCACCAGAGAAGGTCACAGACATTGCACCCTTGAATCAAATCAAGGTGCTAGCATATAAGGAGAAGCACGAGTGGGTGCTTGAGACCAAGTATAATATCGGTAAGAAGAAGAAAGTAGAAACAACCGAATAAAAAAGTAGGGGATTCACTGTCCCCTTTTTTTATGTTTTGTGCTTAAATAGTATTGGATGCCTTCGGGGTCCACACAATCTAATCTCGCTTTAAAAGGAGAAGTACAATGGTAAACATTCAGAAGTTTCATTCTGCTGATTTAAATTCTTTGGTAGACCGTATAAATAAGTATAGCATCGGTATGGATGATATATTTGATAGATTATCCCACGTCCATGAAACGCAGGGGAATTATCCTCCATACAACCTAGTTCAGATCAACAATACGGAATCAAGACTTAAACTAGCACTTGATGGATTTAAAGAACAAGAATTAAATGTTTACACTCAAGACGGAAAACTATTTGTCGAAGGAACAAAAGAAGAACCAAAAGAAGAACCAACATACCACCACAGAGGAATGGCTCAGAGATCTTTCACCAGATCTTGGACACTCGGTGATGAAACGGAAGTTAGATCAGTTACTTTTGAGAATGGGTTACTGACTGTTGAATTGAGTAAAGTAGTACCAGATCATCACCAAAGAAAGAATTGGTTTTAATATCCTGACTAATTTTTGCTACGGTTGATACAGAAGTGTATCACTATGATACACTATACTCTATATAATTATGTAATCGATTAGGAGGTATCAATGAACTTCACCACCACTGCTTTAGCAGCTGGCGCTCTAATGACTATTTTTGTTGGAGTTCCCATTACTGCAATTGTTTCTTAGACCATGGAAATTCTAGTAATTATCGCAGTACTCTCAGCAACAACATTCGGTGCTTATAAAATGACTCCAATACAATGATAAATGATATTAAATCATCTGCTCTTGCATTTGTCTATGCTTGGGCAGTTATTCTCGTTCCACTTGTACTCGTATCGTCTATCGTTAGTTTAGCAAATCCACAGACACAAGAATCTATCTAAATAAAGTATATCGTCGTCGCAGACGGAGGGGGAACTGGCCAAATCCAGTTGCAACCCCTCTTTTTTTATGCTATACTACCAGAAGGAAAATACTGATTTATGAGCGTACAAATTGCACTACTGAAGTCCGGTGAGGAAGTCATCGCAGATATCAAGGAGTTTCGTGACTCTGATGATAATCTAGTATCCTACTTCTTTGGTGAACCCCACTGCATTAAAATTAAAACTCAAGAGATTCTGATTGAAGCAGAAGGTGCTCCTCCAAAGCATGAGTTGATTTTTTATAAGTGGATGGGATTATCCAAGGATAAAGATATCATTGTAAATAAAGATTGGGTGGTTTGCATTGCTGACCCACTCGATTCAATTGTAGAATCTTACGAAAGGAGAAATAGTGGAAGAGACCAACTTAGCAACAGACGAGATGATGTTGCCCCCGGACTCAATGATGCCGGAACCGGAACCCCCGACAGTACAGGTGTTGTTCTTAACGAACAAGCTAGTTTTACTGAGCAAGATTGAGGAAGTCCTTGCAGATATCGGACAACCCGACTGCAAACTGACTAAACCCTGTCTGGTTTACCTCGGAGAAGTCACACCTTGGTTGTCTGGTGTATCAGATGATGAGGTTGTTATGATGAGTTCTGATAAAATATTGACTATGGTTGAACCCAACCAAAAACTACTTGATGCATACGAGTCACTGACTAAATGAGATTTTACACTAATGTCTATCAGCGATTCAATGAAATGCTGGTACGTGGATATGAGAATGGCAAGCAATTCTCTTACAGGGAAGAGTTTGCACCAACTTTTTATGTACCTTCTAAGAAAGATTCAAAGTGGAAGACGCTTGACGGCGACAATGTAGAACCAATTAAACCTGGTAAGATTTCAGAATGTAAGGATTTTGTAGAGAAGTACAAGGATGTTCATGGATTTGCCATCTATGGTAATGACAGGTATGTTGCTCAGTATATTTCTGATAAGTATCCTGAGGATGAGATCAAGTTTGATATCTCTAAGATTGGACTCTACACAATCGATATTGAGGTTGCTGCTGAAGAAGGTTTCCCTGACATACACAATGTTGCAGAGGAACTTCTTGCTATCACAATGCAGAATGCTGCAACCAAGCACATCACATGCTTTGCTTCACGACCATTCAATAACACTCGTAAGGATGTCACCTTCGTGCTCTGTCACGATGAGTTTGACCTTATCAATCGTTTCCTAGACTGGTGGCAGACAACTGCTCCTGACGTGATTACAGGGTGGAACTGTGAACTATATGATATCCCATATATCGTGAGGCGTATTGAGCGTTTGATGGGCGAGAAGACAGTCAAGAAACTTTCTCCTTGGAACAATGTCCGTCAACGTGAAATCCAGATGCACGGTCGCCCACAGATTACCTGTGAGTTGGCAGGTATCAGTGTTATTGATTACCTTGACTTGTACAAGAAGTTTACCTATACTAATCAAGAGTCGTATCGACTAGACCACATTGCATTTGTGGAACTAGGACAACGTAAGTTGGACCACTCGGAGTTTGATACCTTCCGAGACTTCTATACAGGTAACTGGCAGAAGTTCATTGAATACAACATCATTGACGTGGAACTTGTTGACCGTCTGGAAGACAAGATGAAACTGATTGAGTTGGCATTGACTATGGCATATGACGCCAAGGTGAATTATAACGATGTGTTCTTTCAGGTCCGCACTTGGGATGCGATTATCTATAACTATTTGAAGAGGAGTAATATTGTTATTCCTCCAAAGGAAAGATCAGAAAAGGATTCACAATATGCGGGGGCATATGTCAAGGAACCGCTTCCGGGAAAGTATGATTGGGTTGTGTCTTTTGACCTTAACTCTCTCTATCCTCACCTTATTATGCAATACAACATCTCGCCCGAGACGTTACAGGACACCAGGCACCCATCAACTACCGTTAATAAAATACTTAATCAAGAACTGACATTTGATGAATATAAGGATTATGCGGTTTGTGCTAATGGCGCAATGTATCGTAAGGACATCAAAGGATTCTTACCCAAATTAATGGAGAAGATGTATGGTGACCGTGTTATCTTCAAGAAGAAAATGCTTGCGGCAAAGCAGCAGTACGAGAAGAATCCTACTAAGGCACTTGAAAAGGAAATCGCTAGATGTAACAACATTCAAATGGCGAAGAAGATTTCTCTTAACTCTGCTTATGGTGCTATTGGTAATCAATACTTCAGGTATTTTAAACTAGCAAACGCAGAAGCAATTACTCTATCTGGCCAGGTATCTATCCGCTGGATTGAGAATAAGATGAATGCTAAACTAAACAAAATTCTTAAGACGGAGAATACTGATTATGTTATTGCTTCAGATACTGATTCCATTTATCTTAATCTGGGTCCTTTTGTTGACTGGGTATTCAAAGACCGAGAGAAAACTCCTGAGGTCATTGTCGATTTCCTTAATAAGGTCTGTGAGGTGGAATTTGAACCTTATATTGAGAGTTCTTACCAAGCGTTGGCGGACTATGTGAACGCCTATGACCAGAAGATGCAGATGAAGCGAGAGAACATTGCTGATCGTGGTATCTGGACTGCTAAGAAACGATACATCCTTAATGTGTGGGACAGTGAAGGAGTTAGATATTCAGAACCTAAACTGAAGATCATGGGTATCGAAGCAGTCAAGTCATCCACACCTGCACCCTGTCGTCAGATGATTAAGGATGGTTTGAAACTGGTGATGAGTGGAACAGAGGATGAGGTAATTGAATTCATTGAGAACTCCCGTAAGAGTTTCGGAGCACTACCAGTTGAAGAAATATCTTTCCCTAGGTCTGTCTCTAGTGTTACCAAGTATAAAGGCATTAATACAATCTATGCAAAGGGAACACCAATGCATTGTCGTGGTGCTCTGCTGTATAACTTCTATATAAAAGAGCGTGGTTTGGGTAAGAAGTATGCTCCCATACAAAACGGAGACAAGATTAAGTTCTGCTATCTGAAGAGTCCAAACCCGACTAGAGAGAATGTAATATCCTTTATCCAAGACTTCCCTAAGGAACTGGACTTAGAACGATACGTCGATTATGAGATGCAGTTCAATAAGGCATTCCTTGATCCACTGCGTGTGATCCTGGATGCTATCGGGTGGTCTGTTGAAAAGAAAATAACTTTAGAGAGTTTCTTTTCGTGAGTAAATACATTGTTCGCTGGTCCGAACCAGGAGAACTATCTCCTCAACTGCACAGCAGATACTTTGAAGATCAGATCAATGCTAAGTGGTTTGCAAAAGAACTGAAAAAGAGTTATAATTGGGTTATCTGCACAGAATCAAAAAACGTAATGGAGTAGAATGGATCTTCCTATCAACGACAAAGAATTGAATACTATTATCAGTGCTATGCGTCTCGGTGGAGATGCTGCACTTTATCAAAAACTAAAAAGAGTTAAGGAAATCCGTGATGATAATCCAGGCGGACCTTATAAGAAAATTGCCCGTGAAGAATTTGGAATTGCATTGTAATGGATTTTTTAAAAGAAATTGTAAAAGAGATTGGAGATGACTACACCCAACTCGCATCAGACATCGACGACACAGAAACCTTTGTGGACACGGGTTCTTACGTTTTTAATTCACTGGTCTCAGGTAGCATATTTGGTGGTGTTTCTGGGAATAAGATTACTGCCATTGCTGGTGAGTCTTCTACTGGGAAGACTTTCTTTAGTCTCGCTGTGGTTAAGAATTTCTTGGATAGTAATCCTGACGGTTATTGTTTGTACTTTGACACTGAGGCAGCAGTTAACAAGTCTCTTCTTACAAGTCGTGGGATCGACTTAACCAGACTGGTTGTTGTCAATGTTGTTACGGTTGAACAGTTCAGGCAGAAAGCATTACAGGCAGTAGACATATACTTAAAAAAACCTGAAGAAGAACGCAGACCCTGTATGTTTGTGCTAGACTCTTTAGGTATGCTTTCCACAGAGAAAGAGATTCGTGATGCTCTAGACGATAAGCAAGTCAGGGACATGACCAAATCTCAACTTGTTAAAGGGGCATTCCGTATGCTTACTCTTAAACTTGGTCAAGCAAACATTCCACTTTTAGTAACAAACCACACTTACGATGTCATTGGCGCTTATCATCCTGCAAAGGAAATGGGAGGAGGCTCTGGTCTCAAGTATGCAGCAAGTACAATCATCTATCTCAGCAAAAAGAAAGAGAAGGATGGAACAGAAGTCGTTGGAAATCTTATCAAGGCAAAGACTCACAAGTCGC